CCTTCACTTAAAATAAGTTCCGTTTATCAAATGCAAATGATTTGCATTATCATTTAGAATAAATTATAGGATTGGAGAAAAAACATGGCAAGACCAAGCAAACCCATATCAGTGTTGACAAGCGAAGCAAGGTCACACATGACAGCAAAACAAAAAGCAGATAGAGAACGTGCGGAGAAGGAAGTCCTTGCAGGTGGTAAAATTATAGAGTCCTCTTCCGTGAAACGTGATCCTGTTGCACATAAAGAATTTTTAAGAGTATGCAGAATATTATCGAAGATAGATAAGAACGATGCATCATATGAAACAGTTATCAATCGTTATTGCGAATTACTAGCAGAGTGTATTCACTTAAAAGAGCAACGTGATTATTCATGGGAAACTTTTACAGAGATAAGAGCCACGTTTAAAATGTTGGCTGCTGATAATACACTTGAAGAACGTATCGAAGTATTATTGGAACTCACAAAAAATTTATCAAGTCTAACAGATGCAATGAATAAGATAGATAAGATATTAGATTCAAAAAGACAAATGTTGTTTGCTATTGAGAAAGAAAATCTATTTACTATCGCAGGTGCGTTACGTTCTATACCGAAAAAAGTTGAAAAAGAAGAAGATGATTTGATGAAGGTCTTGAAAGGTGGTTGATTATGCTACTTGAAAAAGCCACACAGTATGCAGAGGATTGTATAAGTGGAAAAGAAATAACAACACCTGAAGTAATTCAACAATGCAAATGGTTTATCTCGGACAGAGAAAAAGAAAACGATGAAAGTTTTCCGTATAGATTCCATGAAGAGAAGTTGAAAGTCATTGAAGGGATTTTGAAGTTGTTAAATTTTGCGACAGGTTTTGTAACAGGATCCGTACATGATGGAATTGCTCTATACCAGGCATTTTTTATTACAAATATATTTGGTTGGAGATTTAAAAACGATGAACACCGATTCAGATATAGAAAAGTAACATTGTTTATACCACGTAAGAATGCAAAAACTTTTATAGCTGCAGTCATTGTAATTATACTTATGCTAACCGAAGATGCTTATTCAGAATTTTATTCCATTTGTTTAGATAGGGATTTAGCAGGAGAAATAAAAAAAGCAATACGTCAGATATTGGAAGTAAGTCCATTAGTCGGAAAGTATTTCAAAATTCCAAAGACATTAAGCGGAAGAACTACATGTTCGCTCACTCACTCCACATTTCAACCACGTACAGCACAGGCAAACTCGAACAATTCAATCAGAAGTGCGGCTTTTATTGCCGATGAATACGGTGCGATGCGTGATAATTCCAATGTAAATGCCATGGAATCAGGGCAACAATCCGTTAAAAATCCTTTGATGTTTAAATTAACAACCGCTTATGCCGAAGATAAAAGTCCGATGTTAGAAGAATTAGACTATTTGAGAAAAATTTATGCCGGAACGGAAATAGATGATAGGTTATTTGCGTTAGTTTATTATTCATCAGAAGAACATTTATGGGATGATCACGGATTGTACATGGCAAATCCTTTGCGTGTTGAAAGAAATTATGAAGAAATAAGAGCGAGAAGAAAGACTGCACTTGCAAAACCTAGTGAACAAGAAGAATATTTGACGAAAAATATGAATCATTTTGTACCTTCATCATCAGGGGAAAGTTTTATATCTATTGATCAAGTGCGTAAATGTAAAGTGGATAATATCGAATGGTATGGTCGTGACGTGTATCTCGGTTTAGATATGGCAAAGACAGACGATAATGTTTCAGTATCTATGGTATCATATGACTTTGAAACGGAAACGATACTTGCAAAATCATGGGCATTTATTCCAACAGATAGGATCACAGAGAAAAACAACATTGAGAGAACAGATTACAACCGTTTTATCCGGGAAGGGAATTGTTTTGATTGTGGAAATGACGTTATCAGTTACACTTATGTTGAAAATTTTATCATGGAGATACAAGAAAGGTTTGGAGTAAATGTTATTCAGGTAGGTTACGATTGGATGAACTGTTTGAGTACAGCAGGTAAACTTGATGAAGAAGGAATGACAACGGTAGAAGTAAAACAACATTCAAAAATTCTTCACAGACCAACAAAGTTATTGCATGAATCTATCTTGCAAAAGAAATTCATGTATGAAAAAAATACATTGTACGAACAGAATTTTCAAAATGCAAAATGTACATACGATACTAACCAAAATAGGTACTTGAATAAAAAGAAAAGTAGTGGTAAAATAGATATGATAGCAAGTACTGTGAACGCAATCTATTTATTACAACAAGAATTAGACGGTAATAATGGCGGTTTCTCACAGGTAATCTAGTCGGAAAGGATAATATATAATGGCATGGTATAACCGTAAAAAAAATATAGAAGAACGATCCGACTTAATCGCACCTGATAATTGTGGTGTATTGCAATCATTAATCGGAACAGAAGCAATGACAAAACAAAAAGCACTTGATATTCCTGCTGTAAAATCTGCAATCAAATTCATTTCAGAAACAGTTTCCATGATACCAATCAAACTTTATACGGAAGTTGATGGAGTGGTAAAAGAAAAGACCGGAGATAACCGTGTTAGATTACTGAATGATGAAACAGGCGATACATTAGATGCAGTTCAATTTTGGAAAGCAATAATGGAAGATTACTTTCTCGGGAAAGGTGCTTTTGCGTATATTAAGAAAAAAGGAACAAAAGTTGAAGCATTATACTACGTGCAAGAAGAATATGTTTCTGTGCTGAAAAATGCTGATCCTATTTTTAAAGATTTTAAATACCAGGTAAGCGGTAAAGAATATCAGACATTTGACTTCTTAAAATTTTTACGCAATAGCAAAGATGGTGCAAGTGGTACAAGTATCATTGCAGAATCGAATTTGATTTTATCAGTTGCTTATGAGTCTTTGAAGTTTGAAGAACAACTTGTTAAAAAGGGTGGCAATAAAAAAGGTTTCCTTCTTTCAAGCAAAAAACTTATTCAGACAGTTATTGACGATTTAAAGACCGCATTTAAGCAATTATACAGTAATAATACGGAAAATGTAGTTGTTTTAAATGATGGGTTGACATTTCAGGAATCTTCCAACACGTCAGTTGAAATGCAGTTGAATGAAAACAAGCAATCAAATGCAAAGGAAGTCTTTGAATTATTCTCACTTACACTTGAATTTATGCAAGGTAAGGTTGACGAAAAGACATATAATTCTACTTTTAAAGTCGCAATTCTTCCAATTCTACGCATGATTGAATGTGCTTTAAACAAAGATTTGCTGTTGGAGAGTGAGAAAAAAGGTGCAGAAGTACTGTTTTATTCATTTGATACAAGAGAGATCCTTAAAGGAGATATTAAAACTCGTTACGAAGCATATAAACTTGCGATTGAATCAGGACTAAAAAACATTGACGAAGTAAGATATATGGAAAATGATCCTGCATTTGGTATTGATTGGATAAATTTATCACTGAATTCATCATTGTACAATTTAGAAACAGGGGATATATACACACCTAACACGAATATGACAAGCAATATGAAGAAACCAATGCAACCAATTAACACATCGGGAACGGAAGTTGTTGAAAATGAAGATACACAAGAAGATGACATTGAAGATGTAGCAGACAATAATTTAGAAGGGGGTACGAAATGAAAATAGAAGTAAGAAGTGATGGAGCGCATATCAGCGGATATGTGAATGCAACAGAAAAGAAATCAAGACCTGTTGTAACTCCAAGAGGTAAAGTAGTTGAAGTAGTTGAAAGACGTGCGTTTGAGCAGGCATTAGGCAGAGCAGGGAACATTAGTGTAACAGTAGACCATGACAGTGGTACCACTTATGCAAATACTAACGATGGAACATTAAATCTTTATGAAGATGAAATAGGTTTGCACGCAGATGTAATTATTACCGATCCTGAACTAATCGAACAGGCTAAAAAAGGTAAAATCAAAGGTTGGTCTTTTGGTATGTATAATGTCATTGATGAAATGGAAGAACGTGCAGACGATTATCCAATCAGACATATTAAAGGCATGGATTTAGACCATTTAACACTAGTTGTTAAACAAACACCTGTATATGCTGCCACATCGGTAGAAGTAAGAGCAGGAGTTGATGTTGACATAGAATCACGAAGCACAGAAACGGAAGTAAAAGTTACGGTTGAAACACCATCTGCGGAAAAAGAAACACCAAACAATTCAAGATATGAAAATCGTTTATTAGAAATCACACACAACCTATAACAAACAAAAACCAAATCAAAGAGAGGGTACAAAATGAATCGTTTAAAAGAATTAACAGAAAAAAGAAATGCGATTGTAGAATCAATGAAAGCAATCACAGGAAAAGCAACTACTGAAAATCGTGCGGTATCTACCGAAGAATCAGCAGAGTTTGACAAGTTCGATGCAGAATTAAGAAGCCTTGATGATACAATCAAGATGGAAGAAAGAGCAAGAGATTTATCACTTGAAAAAGTTCCTGCTGAAGCAGAAAAGAAAGAATCAAAAGAAGAAGTAGAAGTAAGATCATTTGAAAATTTTGTTCGTTCAAGAGTTTCAGAAAATCGTGCCGATGTAAACATGACAACCGGAGATAATGGTGCTATCGTACCTGCTACAATCGCAAATAAAATCATCACAAAAGTATTAGAAATTTCTCCAATCTTTGCTACAGCTACGCGTTATATGGTAAAAGGTACATTGTCTATTCCATATTATGACGAAACGGCAAATGCAATCACGGTTGCTTATGCAGATGAATTTGTTGATGGAGAATCAAAAGTTGGTAAGATGGCAAGTATCACATTAAACGGATTTCTTGCAAGAGCGCTTGTTAAATTATCAAAATCATTACAGAACAATTCACAGTTTGATGTTGTATCATTTGTAATTAATGATATGGCTAAACAGTATGCTTTATGGATTGATGGCGAATTAATTAACGGTACAGTTGGTAAAGTAACAGGATTGTCTACTGCTACGCAAACAGTAACAACTGCACTTGCAACCGCAATTACTGCCGATGAATTAATTGATGTACAAGAAAAAGTACCTGATATTTATCAAGCAAATGCTTTTTGGGTAATGAGTAAAGCCACAAGAACTTATATCAGAAAGTTCAAAGATGGTCAGGGCAACTACTTGTTACAAAAAGATTCAAATGCAAAATGGGGTTACACCTTGTTTGGTAAAGATGTATTTGTATCTGCTAAATGTAATGACATTGCAGCAACGAAAAGAACCGTATTTTACGGAGATTTCACAGGTCTTGCAGTTAAAGTATCAGAGGATATTAATATCCAGGTATTAAATGAAGTTTACGCAGGGCAACATGTCGTTGGTATTTTAGGATTCCTAGAAATGGATTCTAAGGTTGAGGATCAACAGAAGATTTCCGTATTAGTTCAAAAAGCATAGTAATTGAATAGGGTAGTGTAAAAGCTACCCTAATTTTTTTAGAAAGGTGGTACATTTTGAAAATTAGTACTATCACAGCAAATGATGTAGCATCATTTTTACGATTAGAAGGTGCAGTTGATCCGTTATTAACTCCAATTTTAGATGCTGCAAAAAGTTATATTAGTTCATATACAGGAATTTACACGCAGAACATCACAGACACATTTACCGGAAACGGACAAGATTCTATTTTTCAAGTTAGCAAAAGACCATTTGTTGCAAGTACGTTGATTGTAAAGCAAAATGATGTTGTTGGAATTGTAGGAACTGATTACAATTTTGATTCCGTAACCGGACAGATTGCTTTTATTACAGTACCCGCTGAAGATGATGTAATTGTTGCTACTTACACCTACGGACTTGATGCGTATGAAGAATTTTGGATTGTAGTTATGATTTTATGTCAAGATATGTATGACAACCGTATTTTTTCAGTTGATAGCGAAAATGTAAACGTTGTTGTATCGTCAATCCTTGATATGCACAGAACTAATTTATTACCGTCAGTTAGTGGGGTGTAATTATGAATGTGAATCCTGGGGAATTAAGACATAAAATACAATTTATAACAGTAATCAATGGAACGGATGCAGACGGTTTTCCAATACATGACGAAGATGTAATTTACAGTTGCAACGCGAAGATAACAAACACATCGGGAACGGAAAAAATAAAGTCAGGCGCAGAAATGACAGACAAAAATACAAGATTCCTAATCCGTTACACAAGCGCAATCAACGAAGATATGCAAATAAAATTCGGAAGTAATTATTACGATATTCAATTTATCCAAAATTACGAAGAAAAAAAAGAGTATATTGAAGTATGGGCTGTTATGAGTAAGCAGGTGTAATATGGCAAACTTCCAATTTGATTTTGATGAATTAGAAAAACAGATATTAGGACTTGATAACTTTGACGAAATTGCACCAAAAATTATTGAAGCAAGTGTGCCAACATTAAAGAAAAATGTAATTTCTGAATGTCAAAAACATAAAGATACAGGTGCAATGGTTGGATCGATTAAAGAAACAAAAAGTAAAAAGGGTAAAAGCGGTTGGTTTTCAATTGTAAGACCAACAGGAACAGATGCAAAAGGTGTGCGGAATATGGAAAAACTCGCTCATGCAGAATACGGAACAAGTAAACAAGCACCAACTCCAATTTTATCAGTAGCAGTAAGTAAATCAGAAAAGCCTATTGCAGAAATTATGCAAGAAGTTTATAATAGAGAGGTGGATAAATGACGATAACAGAAGCAGACGTAAACAAAATTGTAATAAATGCAGTTACTCCATACGTTCCTGCTTGCGTATATGGTGCTTATACAGGCACGAATCCAATCTATTGCTACTTTCTATTGCCAAAAACGGAAACGGTGCAAAATGGGGATGATGATGTAGTATTAGACAGTGTTCCGTTGCAACTTCACTTGTTTACACCAAACAGTTTTATTACATTAAGAAAGCAGATAAAACTAGCATTAAAAAAGGCAGGATTTACGAAACCTGATGTTACTTGCCTTTATGAAACAGACACGAAACTAAATCATATTATTTTTGAATGCGATATATTAGTCGCATCAGAGAAAGAAGAGGTATAATAATAATGAGAACAGGACTTAAATATCCTTACATTGCGCAGTACAACGAATCAACAGGCGCATACTCAAACGGATTTTTAGCAAGTAAAGGAGTTGAATTTAGTAATACTCCTGCATTTAACTCTGCATCATACGCAGGAGATGATGAGATTGTTAAACAAACTGACAAATTTAAAAATTCAGCGGTAAATTTAAAAGTAACAAATCTTCCTGTAGTTGCAGCAAGCACAATGTTCGGTCATACCGTAACAGGTACGGAAATCAGAAAAAATTCAGCAGACACTGCAAATTATGTAGGACTTGGAACAGTAACAACTACTGTAAACGATGATGGTGCAGATACTTACACCGCAATGATCACTACAAAAGTAAAATTCATGGATGGTCCTGATACATTTACATCCAATGGAGATGCAATCACAATCACTTCACAGCAATTATCAGGTATCTCGTATGCAGACATTAACGGAGATTGGTATATCGAAAAAACATTTAGTACATTAGCAGATGCACTAGCTTATGTAAAATCTACTTTAAGTATTTCGGATCAGGTTATTAACCCTGTAGCATCATTATCAGGCGGTACTTATGCAGGAACTCAATCCGTAACATTATCAACAGCAACAGCAGGGGCAACCATTAAATATACACTTGATGGAACAACACCATCTGAAACAGTAGGATTAACATATTCAACAGCGCTTTCAGTAGCAGCATCGAAAGTAATTAGAGCGGTTGCTTATAAGTCTGGAATGGCAACATCAAACGTTATCACAGAAGAATATGTAATCACAGCATAATTTTAATGATAACAAATAATCAGTAAATACAGAAAAAGGGCATAGACGAAAAAGTTTGTGTCCTTTTTTTAAAATAAAAATGGAGAAAAAGAGAAATGGAAAAGTGTACAAAAATAAAAATTAGTGGAAACGAATATCCTGTAAGATTTGATTATACCGTACTAAAAGAAGTATCGGAAAAGTATAAAAGTATTCATAAATTTGAACTAGATTTGATGGGAATGGAAAGTGTAGGAACAAATGATGATGGAGATGAAATTTTAAAAGTAGTAAAAGATCCATCTATCTCATGCATCATGTTTTTATTACCAAAAATGATAAATTCTGCATTAGATTACATGGATTTTGATTTAGTAGATGAAAAGCAAATTATCAAAGAAATTGACTTGAATTACATCGAATTATCACATATATTGCATGAAGAAATGAAGAAATGTTTTAAATCTACGGTACAAGTAAAAAAAAAGTACAATCCCACTCCGACAAAGACGAAAGTGAAGAAAATTTAGATTTTCCATTTGCAGAAGTCTTGTATATTGCTAAATCAAAACTAGGATATACACACAAGCAAGCACTTCATATTTATATCGGAGAATATATGGATCAATTTGAATCGTTTAAGAAATATTACAATATGGAAATATCAAAAACACCATTCTCGGAAAAGGAAAAAGAAGAAGAAATAAAAGAAGAAAAACCACCTGAATGGGTAGTTGAAGCAGAAAGGAAAGCAAATGGCAAATAAAATAAATATCGGAGCGAAGTTGTCTTTAGATGGAGAAAAAGAGTATAAACAATCATTAAAAGAAATCACTTCCGAACAAAAGTTATTAACATCAGAAATGAAGCTTGCAAGTGCGCAATATGATGATAATGCGAATAGCCTTGAAGCATTAGAACGAAAAAATGTCATTTTAACAAAACAAATTGATAATCAGACCGATAAAGTCAAGTTATATACAAAAGCAGTTGATGAATCATCAGAAAAACAAAAAAAATCTTCTGATCAGATAGAAAAATATGCAAGTGAATTAAACAAAGCTGAAAAAGAAATGGATGATATGAAAAAATCATCTAAGGCAACAACAGAAGAACTTGATAAACAAGAAAAAACAGTTGCTGAATTGCAGAAAAAATTGTTATTGTCGGAAAGTGCTTATAATAAATCCGTAACCGCAACGAATAGTTATAAGACATCGTTAAATACAGCTGAAGCACAGTTGACTAAATTAAATACAGAATTAAATCAAAACGAAACCTATTTAAAAGAAGCAAGTCAATCGGCTACAAAAACCGCAACTTCCATAGATAATATGGGCAATAAAATGTCTATGGCTAAAAAAGAAACAAGTGATTTTGGAAATATTCTGAAAGCAAACCTATCAGGAGCCGCTATTATTGGTGGAATTACTGCGCTTGCTTATGCGGTTGAAAATGTATCAACAAAAATGATTGATTTAGGTGTTAGTGCTGCTGCATATGCAGATGATATGCTTACAATGTCTACCGTAACCGGAATAAGTACGGATAAACTACAAGCTTATAATTACATGGCTGAATTGACCGATACTTCTATGGAAACTATTGAAAAAACGATGGTTAAAAATATTAAGTCCATGACAGCCGCTTCACAAGGAACTGCAACGTATGTAGATGCGTACAATAAATTAGGTGTGTCGGTAACGGATGCAAACGGTAAATTATTAGATTCAGAAACCGTTTACTGGCAATTAATCGATGCATTAGGACAAGTGGCAAATGAAACAGAACGAGATTCATTATCAATGACTATTTTTGGCAAATCTGCGCAAGATTTAAATACTTTAATCGCACAAGGGTCAAAAGGTGTTGCAGGTTTTACAGATGAAGCTAGAAAAATGGGCGCTGTTTTAGATAACGATACATTGAAGAAATTAGCAGAAACAGATGACGCAGTACAAAGATTTACACAGTCAACAGAGATTTTAAAAAGAAAAATAGGTGCTGAATTATCTGATGAATTAACGCAAAGTATGGAAAAAATCGGAGATGCAATGGAAGAATCAGGAGATCAAATTACTGATTTAGCAGAAGGTGGCATTGAATTATTAGCAGATGGCTTGACATGGTTAATTGACAATTCCGATGTTGTTATTGCAGGTCTTGCAGGAATTGGTGGCGCAATGATTACCGGTAAAATTGTAGAAGGTGTAATTGCAGGAGTAGAAGCCTATAAAACACTATCAACAGCAATTAAATCAGCGGCTGCATCTCAAGAGATTTTAAACTTAGTTCAAGCAGCAAGTCCAATCGGTCTTTTAGTAACAGCAATTGCAGGAGTAACAGCAGGAATTGTTGCTTATAATTTAGTATCTGAAGATGCAGTAAGTAAGACAGATGCATACATTGAAAAGACAAAAGAAGTAAGTACGTCTTTAGCAGATGGAGTTACAAAAAGAAATGAAAATATTTCTTCTATGAATTCTGAAATTGGATTCATGAAAACTCTGGAAACTGAATTAGTCGGTTTAAATGAAAAAGAATCGTTATCTGTAGCAGAAAAAGGCAGAATGAACGAAATTGTAACTAAATTAAACAGTTCTATGCCTAGTTTAAATCTTGCGATAGATGAAAATACAGGAAAATTAATCGGAAATACAGATGCGATTCAAGAATCAATTGATAAAAATTTGGAATGGTATAAAGTTCAGGCAGCAAAAGAAGAATTAACAGCATTAATGGAAGAACAAGCCAAAGCAGAATTGGAAATTTATAAAATTGATCAAAAATTAGCTGATAATACTGAAATAAATACCATTTTAGAAGAAAAAAGAATGGCATTATATACTGACAGTACGAAAGTACTTGATGATTATGATGAAGAATTAGCATTAATGACACATAATATATTAGAAAACAACAAGGAAACCGAAAAGTTAAACGAACAAAAAACAGCTTTGACGGAAACGGAAGAAGGTCTTGCAGGTCAATCAGAAGTATTAAACGGTTATATCAAAGAAAGCACAGCAGTTACAGAAGAAAATGGAGAAGCAGTAGCAAAGCAACAAGAATTATATACCGTATATGGCGAAGTGATTCAAGGGGTATCTACCGCAAATGCTGAAGCAATCGGAGTTTTAAATCAGGCTTTTACGGATGCAAAAACATCAGCAGAAAATAGTTTGATGTCACAAGTAGGATTGTTTGAAGCTGCCGCAGAATCATCATCGTTATCAATTGGAGAAATGACCGCTAACTTACAAACTCAAACCGAAGCTTTTAATCAGTACAAAGATGATATATTAGCCGCATCTTCTTTAGTTGAACAAGGTCTTATGTCAGAAGGATTACTTGGTTATATTGAATCGTTTGGAATCGAAGGAGCAGGATCACTTCACACATTGGTAACAGCCGCACAAACAGACAAAGGTTCATTTGAAGCTATGATGGGCGAGTGGGGAGAGATGCAAACTGCCAAAGATGGTTTATCTAGTTCTATGGCAGAAATAGAAACAAATTATAGTGATGGAATGGAAGCTTTAGGAATTGTTGTTGATGATGGTTCAGAAGATGTTACAAAAACAGTAGATACTATGAATAAATCTGTTGAAAAATCATCTGACGTAGCAACTAAAAAGACCGTAGCGAATTACAGTAAAATGATGGATGGAATCGATACTGCAATATCTGCAAAGGCACCACAAATTGCGACAACATCAGCAGGAGTTGCAAACGCAGTAGTAGAAGGCACAGCAATGGCTCTTGGAATAGTAGGAGATTCATCAACAAGAGGTGCTTCACTAGGTCACGCATTTGGAAACGGTATCGCAAACGGTATTACCGCAAGTCAATCAAAGATAACAAAAGCTATTCAAACCACATTAGATAATGGAATTGCAAAGGCTAGTTTTAGTAAATTAAATGCAAGGATTGACAAAGCACTTGGAGATGCATTGAACAAGTGATATAATAAAAAGAAAAGGAGAAATTAAATGATTAGAAAATTTACATTAAAAAATGCAAGCGGTGTTATTTGGGATTTGAACAGTTTAGATAGTTTTTACGAACAAATAGATGGCATGGGGTTTGCTTATGATTTTGATTTTGAAACAGTTTCAAATGTATTTTTAGAAATCAAATCAGAGATTGAACAACCAAAACCATCAGGAGTAATTAAGTTCTCGAGTTATTTAATCTACAATGATTTTGTAAAGTTTACTCAAAAAACACCGCTTACATTAAGTTATGAAGTACCTGGTATAAGTGATCCGTTTTATATTAGTGTAAAAATTGAAGAAATAGAGAAAAAAGAATTAGAAGGCGGTTGTCTACAATGCGATGTATCATTTATTGGACTTAGTTGTTTTTATAAGATACTTTTAAAAGAATCCGATCCCGACATTGGCAGTGGAAAAACTTATAATTACACATATCCATACACCTATACAAACAGTGCAAGTGGTACAGTAACATTGGATAGTGATACTTCTTTGGATAGTGGTTGCAAAATCACTATTATGGGTCCATGTGTGAATCCTTCATGGTCACATTTTGTAAATGGAGAATATATTGCAAATGGTAAAATTACTCGTTCTTTGGCGGAAGGGGAAAGGTTTATAATCGACACCACAAAAGTGCCTTATTCCATCAAGAAATATGATGCATTTATGAATGTGATAGAAGATTGTTATAAATACTCCGACTTTAGTACAAAAAGATTTATCTTGTTAGAAAATGGCGAGAATAAAATAGGTTTTACGCATGAAGGAGCAACCGCTTTAAATGTAATTGTGGAAGGATGGTTAAACTATGAAAGTGTATAATGTAGAATTGTTTTCGCAAACATTTGAATACTTATCATCCACACAAGTAAAAGAAATTGACATTAATTTTGATTACCTTGATGTTGTAAAAAATAAAATTAGTGCCCCCAATATCGTAGCAGATATTGGGGGGTATATCCGCATTAGTCATGATAATATTACTGTAAATGGAATTGTAACAAACATAGAGATTGAACAACAAGAAGTTACAGTATCATTCAAGGATATTATGGATATATGCAATATTGATATATTATTAGATCCTACACAATTAAAAACAAAGACAATGGAAGGGTTTATATCTGACTATTTAAAACAGTATTACATTGACAACACGGACTATTTACAAGTAATTCAAGGATTGACAGTAAATGCATATACAGGCACTTCAGGAACATCACTTTCTATTGAAAATCCGATTGACAATTTTTTTAAAAATGTAATTTACAATGCTTTTTTAAAACATGGAATCGTAGTTGATTTTGAATTAAACGCACAGCAGAAAAAGATTGAGTGCAAAATATCAAAAAATATTTCTGAAAATGTGGTAATTGAATCGACACTCCAAAACATCATTGATAAAAAAATTGAAGTTGGAATTGCGAAAGAGAGCATTAATAAATTGATTGTGTTAAATGAAGATAATTTAGCACAAAGTATGATTTTTTATTTACACACAGATTCATCCGTTTCCGCAGTAGATGATGATAGGATTCTTCCTGTAATTTTCACAACCGAAACTGTCACAGTCGGGGACGGAGAGGTTTTTAGTAGTGTAGCACTTGAAAAAGCTATTGCGACATTAAAGCCAACAGAGTATAATAATCTAATAGAAATAGAAGTTATGAATGATGATGATTTGGTAAAGCCTTACGATTTAAAAATCGGTCAAACCGTAACCGTAATTGATAATGGTAGTCAATATCAATCAATATTAACAGGTAGAAAGATTAATGGAACAACGACATTAATTTTCGGAGCAATCAGAAAAGAACTAACTAAAAAAATTAAGTGGGGGTATTAAGAATGAGTATTAATTTAGTAAGATATGAAGGTCATACAGTTTTACCAAAAAACGATGTAGATTTACAAAAAAGATTTTTTACAAAGAGTGGATTTTTAAGCGGATGTGTATTATCACAAGTAAGTACAAACGTTATTAAAATCACAGCAGGTAAAGGTATTATTCAGGGTGGAGATTTTGAAGTTTTAGAAGAAAATATTCAAGTAGTGTTGCCTAGTTCAGGCGGGCTTTATGGATGGATATATATTAAAGTAGATTTGTCGGATTTAGAAACTCCAATCTCTTTTAAATCAGTGTTAGAAGTTGGAGCGGTTGAACCTGATTGGATACAAAATGCTAATTTTTATGAAACAAATGGTGTTTACGAATTACCAATATTACAATATTACGCAAGTTCAACAAATATTACTGAAATTATTCAAAAAGCAATATATATGACAGGTGTTTATTCAAGTGTTGAAACAAATGAAGCGCCACTTTATACAGATTCTGCATATTATTCCGTTGGCGATATTGTTAGATATTCAAAAGATGGATTTATGTATCGATGCAAAAGTGCAACTACGTTAAAACAAAATCCCATAGACCATCCTGGTAATTGGACACAAGTGAATATTGGAAATGAAATTATATTAGCAAAAAAACCTGCAACAGTAGGCATAGGAACAGTAGTTGCAACATCATTAACACCTGGACAAGTTTTTACAGCACCTAGCGATGGAGTGTATCAGTTTAAGTCTACGTTTACCGCAACTAGTGGGTATTTGGTATTACAACATTCAAACGGACAAACATTTCAGATTAATCCACCAATTACAGTTGGTTATGCGAATTATCAGCCAATTCCAATTAATGCAGGGCAAACTATAACTGTAACAACTTTAGGTTCTTTGGGAGTTCCGGAAGTTAAGTTCTTCCCACAGTATGCGTAGGGGGATAAAATGGTTGAATGTGAAAAATGTTTAAATGAAGTACGACTTGCTAAATTGGAAGAAGATATGAAAAAAAATTCAGAAACGCATGAGAAATTTTATAATAATTTTGAAACACTTAGAACGATTAATGCGGTTAAGGAAGAAAGGGACAAGTCAATCGACAAGTCCCTAGCAACCATTATGACGATGATAGGAGAAATAAAAGCTACTATCAATGAAATACAAAATAGGCCATTAAAGCAAGTTGATAAGATATGGGATAAAATATTAGACAAAATTATTAGCTTTGTCATAATGGCTGTTATTGGTTATATCATGTATCAATTAAAATAATTTGTGATTCGGGGGAATTATGAGCGAGTTAGATGAAGTTATCGGAGAAGTATATAAAAAAACAAATATCGAATTAGTTGAGATGATTAATGAGCAAAGAAAAGAATACAATAAAAATGACAGAAAAAGAGATTTAATGTGGTTTGCTGTCTGTGTAATTTTATCAATTACAATAATTTTTGTTTCTTTTTTTGCTTATTTAATTAACAAACAATGGATTGAAACATTTAATTCATACGAATATGAAACAGTAACATATACACAAGATGGAAACGGAATAAACAATTATAATAGCGGAACGATGGGGGATGTCGAAAATGGGTCAAACAATTGTAATCAGGAGAAAGAAGAAGAAGGAACCACAAGCAACAACAGTTACTAAGAAAAAAACAATGAAACCAAAAAGGGTTAAGAAAGTAGGTAAAGTATGAAGGTAAGTGAACGATTAGCAAAAATGATTAATGTAAAAAGTATTATTTCAATTTTATTTTCCGTAGTTTTTTGTTATTTATCAGTAATCGGAGTGATATCAGGACAAAGTTTTCTAACAATTTTCACTGTTATTATTTCGTTTTATTTTGGAACGCAACAGAATAATGGAGTAAAAGAAAAGGAGTAACTATGGATATTAATCACAAAGAAGAAATTCACGGAAAAGAAATAGATAGGGGTTAAATTATGGAAAAATACATAGTAGATTTATCGCACCACCAACCATCAGCACAAATTAATTATTCTGTTTTTTGTGCACAGTTAGAATTGGCAATTATCAGGGTGCAATATGGAAGCAAACAAATTGACCGTGAATATAAAAACCACATTGCAAAAATGAAACAGTATGCAGTGCCTTATGGAGTGTATGCATGGACTAGAGGGAGAAGTATTGCAGAGATGCAGAACGAAGCAAGGCTATTCTATCAACGTGCAAAGGATCAAAATCCTGACTTTTACGTTTTAGATGTAGAAGAAAAAACAATGAAAGATATGCGGTCAGGAATTGAAAAGTATATTGAACAGTTGCGAGTTTTAACGGATAAACCGATTGGAATTTATGTTGCAAATCATCTTTATAAAGATTTCAATCTTGATATTTCAGATGCAGATTTTATATGGATTCCGAAATATTCAAGCAAGCAACCGACATTTGATTGCGATGTATGGCAATATTCTTCATCAGGCTATTTAAATGGTTATGCGGGTAAGTTAGATTTGAACCGATTAGTAAACGGTGCGACTATGGATATCTTTAATAGCAAGGATGATTTTGTTCCGGTTAAGGAAAAGGAAATTTATCCTATCCCGATACAGGTATTGAAATTACGCAATCCAATGATGGTTGGTAACGATGTGAAGTGGTTACAGCAAAAACTAGAAATTACGATTGATGGAAAATTTGGAAAAATTACCAATCAAAAAGTAAGAGAATTCCAAAAAACGCATAATTTAGTTGTTGATGGAATTGTCGGCATTAAGACCGTTGCACAATTAAAATTGACATAATTATCATTTTGTAATAAAATGAATTTGTAGAGCCTCCCAACTTTACAACACTCACCTTTTCTCCTTTCGTAAAAGGCATCTAATTAATTTTAGGTGTCTTTTTTAATGTAAAAAAAATATATCAAAAACAATATAAAAAAGTGTAAAATTGCAATAAAAAGTGTTGACAGTACACTTTGCATAGTATATAATAAAGATAAGTTAAAGAACAGCAAACAAGCAAACAAGCAAATAAGGAGAAAACAACATGAAAACACAAGAACAATTAATTAGATACTACGAAGAAAAATTATTGAAAGTAAAAGCAATTTATGAGGGAGAAGAAAGAAAAGTAAAATATATAGAATGTGCTGAAAATGATATAAATGAAGTTAAAAATGGTAGAAGCTGGTAATTAAATCACACGGTTGACGGTCAACCTTAAACCGTCAGAAAGTAAAATTATGATAGCAATTATATTTGATAATTGTCCTGATTTTAAAATGTATTTAAATAATCATATTATCACTAGAAAAAATATGACGTTTAAAAAAGCACTTGATGAAGTCGATAAATTAGGGATAGCCAAAAAAGATATTTACATTTACAACAAAAATATGGAACGTGTTTATTTGTAAAAATAAGAAAGAAAGGAGAAATAATCTTGAAAGAAACAGAAGAAAGCAAAAAAATGTCGTTAAAGGCTGCAAGAGTAAACGCAGAACTAACGCAAACGCAAGCAAGTGAGTTTAGTAATATTACAGTGGATCGCATTAAACGAGCGGAAAAGGGAACGGATTGTAACACGTTAAGAATATCAGAAATCTGCAAATTATGTGAGATTTACGGAGTTGGATTGTCTGATATTAAATTTTAGAGAAAGAAGGAAAAAGATGATTAAATTAGATTTAATGGAAATTGGGAATATTCCAGGAAAAGAATTGAAAAGTATTCATTTCAAAAATATTGAAGTTGAAAAAGCCGAAGAATACACATTTAGAGTCAATCGCAAAGCAAAACGTATTACAACACTTATTTCATTCGGTTTAGGCATTTTAATTGGTTTATTCGTTTGGTTTATGTCACATAGCGAAAGTCATGCGAATTCATTGCCAAAACAAGCCGATACTGTAATTAGTGAAGAAGTTACCGAAAATAAAGAAACATTGCTTAAAAACGATTTTAGAGCCTTAGAAATGACATATTATTTAGAAACAGGTAATAAATGTGCGAATGGTAAAATGCCTAGATATGGAATTTGCTCATATAATAAAAATTATATCGGACAGACCGCAATTGTTTATTCCTATTCCGGACAGTTAATCGGATATTTTGAAATTTATGATACAGGCTATGGCAGAACTTCCACTAATGGAAAAGGAACGATTGAGAATGAAGAATGCATTGATATTTTCATGGAATCAGATCAGGCAGGTAAAGAATTTATAAAAAAATATGGAAATGAATGTTATGTAAAAATTGTAAATGCGAAAGGTTAAGGAAAAAAAATGGGAACAGTTATGAAGTTGTTAAAAATGGAAATAAGGAACTTTAAAGGTTGTAAGGAAAAAGATATTGACTTTTATCACAGAACGTCTGTAAAGGGAAAGAATGAAGCAGGAAAGACTACTATCAACGATGCGTTTACATGGGTATTGTTTGGAAAAGATTCAGAAGGCAATACGAAGTTTGATGTTAGACCACAAGATGCAGAAGGAAATCAAATTGATTTTATTGACATTTCCGTAAAATTGATCATGGAAATTAATGAAAAGCCTGTTGAAATTGAGAAAGTGCAGAAACAAAATTGGGTTAAAAAAAGAGGAAGTGAAGAACAAACATTTGAAGGTAATGTAAATAGTTACGTTGTCAATACAATTCCAAAAAGTGAAAAAGAATTTAAGAAATTCAAAGACGAAATGGTTAGTGAAGATATTTTTAAATTCGTATCAAACACAAATGCTTTTATGAATTTAGCAAGTAAGGACAGAAGAAAAACTTTATTTGAATTAGTGGCAGATATTGACAATGAACAGGTGCTTGCAGCAGATGAAAAATTAAAAGCAGGACTTGAAGCTGAATTATCAAAATATTCCTATGATGAAATTCTTGCAAGAGATAAAAAAGCATTATCTGAATGGAAGAAAAAAGAAATTGAGATTCCATCACGCATTGATGAAGTTAGCCGAAAAATTGTAGAAGTTGACTATACGGAAACGGAAATAAAACTTGCAGGACTTAGAAAAGAATTAGCAGAAATATCAGAAGTTGGTGCGGATCAGGTATCTAAATATCAAGAAATTGCAGATATTAAAGGTAAAATTTTAACTGAAAAATCAAAGTTGCAAGAAATTGAAATGAATTGGAAGCAGGTAACGAGTAAAGATAAGAATGAATTAAAACAGGCTTTATTAGATGCTGAATCACTTCATTCAGATAACACTAGAATTTTAGCAAGTTCTATTACAAGAAAAAATCAGATTGAAAAAGACGTTGAATACGAATCGGAACAAAAGAAAAAACTTCAATCACAATTTACCAAAATAAAAGAAATGATATTTGATGAATCAAAAACTGTTTGTTCGGCTTGCGGTCAAGATTATGACGCAGATAGAAAAAATGAAATGCGTGAGAATTTTGAAAAAGATAAGAAATTGAAAATGCATGAAATTAATGTTGAAGGTGGAAGTCTTGTAAAAAGAATTGAAAAATTAAAAACAGAATTTGCAGAAGTCGAAAAACTTATTCCATCTTTAGAAAAAGAAGTTTCCGATAGCCAAAAGCAAGTTGACGAAATCAAATCAAAAATTGATCAGTTACCTAAAAAAGATTTTGATGTTATGGAGTGCAAGGAATATCTTGACGTATTGGCAGTTATTGAACAGTTACAAAAAGACCTTTCCGTTTCCGAAGAATCTGTTAAGGATATTGAGAAATTAAAGGAAGAAGTTGCAGTTAAAAAACGAATTATTCAAAGTCAGATTGATGATTGCAATTATACTTTAAACGGTAAAAAAGAAATAGAAAATGCAAGGCTACGAGTGGAAGAACTCAAAGAAGAACAACGGTCAATCGGTCAATCAATTGCAACTACGGAAAAGGAAATCTTTTTACTAGAAGAATTTAACAAAGCAAAAGTAAATCTTCTTTCCGATAAAATCAACGAGCATTTTAAGGTTGTAAAATGGAAATTGTTTGAAAGACAGATTAATGGTGGCTACAATGAAGTGTGTGAGCCTATGGTTAAAGGAAAATCTTATACTACCGCATTGAATTCAGGACACAAGATTTTAGCAGAATTAGATATTATTAACGCATTACAAAAAATTTATGATTGTAGTGTTCCTGTATTTTTAGATAACGCAGAAAGAATTAATAGTTTCAATGTGCCTGATATGGATTGTCAATTGATTACGTTGAGTGTAGCAGATAATGAAGTTTTAGAAGTGAAAGAGGTGTAAAATGAAAGCGATATGTGAATACACGGAAGAAGAATTGGTTAAACAGAGAGCGGTAAGAGATAAAATACTTGAAAAAATTAAAAATATTCCACATAACGAAAAATGGGATATTAATGAAATAACGAATGGATACGCGCATTATGTGTTTAAAGTAAAACCGAGTCAAAGAATGTTAAATGCAATAGGTAGAAATCCGACAACTGATGAAATGATTATAATTGTAGATGATGGATTTAGTCATTTTGGTGCAAGTTGTAGTGAAAGCAACGGAGTTTATAACGGAAGAGTAAATACGGATTAAAGAAAGAGGTGTAAAATGGCAAAAAACGAAGTAGTAGAGCAAAAACAAACGCAACTAACAGAATCAGAAAAATTCCAATCATTTGTTATTCGTGAGTTTGGTAGCCAAGTATCAGGAATTAATGAAGTTTCTGACTATCAAAAGAAATTAATTCAAGGTTATTTTATTGGGATTGATCGTGCTTTAAAAGTGGCAGATGAAAACAGAATTGCGAAAAATTCAAAGTGTACGCAGGCAAGTTATAAAAATGACCTACCTATCACATGGAACACGGTTGATTTAGGGCAATTAGCACTTGATGTGAAGCATTATTCAAAAATGGGTCTTGATATGATGCAAACTAATCATTTAGTGGCTATTCCGTACAAACAGAAAGACGGCAAACATTATTCTGTTACATTTATCAAAGGGTACAATGGCATCAAATACGTAGCCGACAAGTATGCGCTTCATCCGCACAAAAATGTTATTACGGAATTGGTATACAAAAATGATATTTTCAAACCAATTAAAAAATCAGCAAGTAATAATGTTGAAAATTATGAATTTGAAATCGTAAATCCATTTGACCGTGGAGAATGCGTTGGTGGATTTGGTTATATTGTTTGTGACGATCCTACCATGAATAAATTAATTATTTTAGATTTAGCAGGAATTTTGAAACGTAAACCGAAATATGCTGCCGCTGAATTTTGGGGTGGTAAAGCAAAAGGATATGAAAATGGTAAGCAGGTCGATATTGAAACAGATGGTTGGAAAGATGAAATGTATAAAAAGACTTTGGAGAGATACGTTTATGGGGAAAAGCATATTGAAATTGATCCCGAAAAAGTTGATGAAGATTTTATTTATATGAAGCAGGCAGAAAACAGATATATGGAAATTGAATCTATGGCAGAGATTGAAGAAAATGCAAACAGTGAAGAATTTGTAATTGATGAACCGGTAAAAAATAATTCTACGGAAAAGGAAAAAGAAGTTATTGAAACTGTAGACAGTGAAGTGGTTGACGAAGGTTGGCAGAAAGAGAGTTGAGAAGATGTTAAAAAATAACACATTTACATTTAAATTTGCATCAGATAGAAAATTGACGCATGAAGAAAAAATGGAAATTGTAAGACGTGGGCATTCAGAATTAAAAATAGTGGTTGAAAAAGTTGTGAATGATGGATGTTGCGATCATAACAGTTCATTCGGATTTATTGAAGATAAAAAATAACAGGTCCTACACGGAAAGAAGGTGGTTAAAATAAAATTTACAGTTTTAGCAAGTGGTTCAAAAGCAAATTGTTATGTTCTGCAAAATGATGAAGAAGTCATAATTCTTGAAGCAGGCATACCGTTTTTAGAAGTCAAAAAAGCATTGGATTTTGATATAAGCAAGATTAAATGTGTAACCCTGAGTCACGAGGATGGGGATCATTCCAAATATATTCACGAATATGCAAAGGCAGGTATTCCAATTATTACATCAGCAGGAACAATAAAAAAATTAAACCTTTCCGTTCCCGAACATCGTAGTGGTTATTGGTATCAGTTTGGCGGTTTCAATATAACTCCATTCCGTGTAGAGCATGATTGTGCTGAACCATTCGGGTTTTTAATTAGACATGATGAAATTGGAACCATGCTATTCGCTACCGATACACAATATATCAGATATGATTTTTCAAATTTACGTCTGAATCATTTAATGATAGAATGTAATTATGACACAGATAAGATTGATGAAATGGTGCTGAATGGACATCTGCATGAATCATTACGGAATAGGATAGTAAAAAGCCATATGTCATTAGATACGTGCAAAAAATTTATTGAACATAATATGAGTAGTGCTTTGCTAAATGTATGTTTATTGCATTTATCTGATAGTAATTCGTTAGAAAAATTGATATTAAAAGAAGTAAAAGAAACTGTTGACAATACTGTTTGCGTTACGATTGCAGATAGTGGATTGGAAATAAACGTTGATTTGTTTCCATGGTAGAAAAGGAGAATTTAAAAAAATGGGATTTAGAACAGGAAGTTATGCGAAAGTATGGAGATTTGAGGACAAAGGAAATTATTCAGTGGTTGAAATTTCCACAAGTAAGAAGAATAAAACAACGGATCAGTATGAAACAGATTTTGCGAGTAAGTTCGTCAGATTTATAGGACAGGCGCACACAGATATTCAAGCATTACAGGAAGGTATTAAAATTAAACTAGGAGATGTTGAAGTTACAAATTCATACAACAAAGAAACAAAGCAGGGATATACAAATTTTTTAGTATTCTCATTTGAACAGGCAGAGTATCAGGACAATGCACCAAGTCAGCAGGTAAGTGGAAATGATGATTTCATGAAAATTGAAGATACTCTGGAAGATTCTTTACCATTTAATTAAATTAATATTGTAGTTTAATAATTAAGCCATTTAAAGCCATTATTTACACAGACAAGCATTTTATCGTTAAAGTGTTTATAGTGGCTATATGGTGGCAAATAGAACAAAGCACAGGTAAACGGATAATCGAGTTATTAACGGAAAGGTAAGAGGTATAAAAATGAAATTAATTGATGCTGATAAATTATTGAATGACATAGAGAAATTAAATATTTCAAACTATGACTATATTGCAAACATGGAGCAGATATTAAGCAAACAACCAAATGCGATAATATGGGTTCCGTGCGTAGATGGAGTTCCGTGTACAAGTGGTATATATTTAGTAACATATCATGAGTGGAGTGATGGAAATTACGTTCCATTATATAATACAACAGTAGTAAGAACTATGCATTATCAAAAATCAACTGATTTTACAGGATGGAATTATCCTAGATGTTGCGATGAAGAAATTGAAAAAGACGTTCATCGAGAAGTTATAGCATGGAAACCACTTCCGCCTTTTTACGAAAAATAGGAGAATAAAAATGAAAACATTGGTTAAAACAGGCAATTTTGTTGCTAGAGAAATCTATATTTATGAAGTGATTATTGCAGATAATAAATATTTTGTAATTGGAAAGTATAATAAAAAAAACAAAAACAACAAAATTTGAAAATGTAGAAATATATTCAAATGACGAAACAATAAATTCTTTGAAAGATTTAAAAATGGAACTGATTTAACCATTCCTAGACACTTCCATACACAACACGAACATTTTACCGTTAAATGTATTTAGGTGGCTAATTTAAGGCAAATAGAAAGGAATTAAGGTATGTTATTTATAGATTATTGGACTTGTGACGAATGTGAATCAGGTCATTACGGAATGTGTCATAAATGTGGAGAATGTGGAAGAATATTCGACAATGGATTATGCGTGAATATAAATGAATTTCCACCAAGTGAAGAAGAATAGGAGCATTACATTAATGAAGCAACAACAAAGAGAAAAAATAAAACAGATTGCTGATTTTTATGGGATTGAAAAGCAATTATGTAATACATTAAGAAAAGACGAAGATTTGTATACTGAAATTGTAGATTATAGATATATGTTTGAACATTCCAATGAAAATATTAAAACAGATCGATTGATTGATAAAATAGCATCAATGAAAATCGAAATCGCAAAATTATCATATTTATTAGAATGCGGGCAGGAAGTCAAGGATCGTGTTGAATTTAAGTTGAATAGTCAGATTGGAAGAATGGAAGAAGAAAGGGGAAACTATTGATAATTCAAATAGATAGTAGGGAAAAAGACAATAAATATATTATTGATTATTTCAATGAAGTAGGGCAGCAATACAAGGCGGGAGAAAAATTAATGTGCGGAGATTATTCCGATATACTTAATCATTCTGTTTGTATTGACAAAAAATCAAGCGGATCAGGCTTGTTGGAAATTGCACAAAATATATGCCAGGATCACAAACGATTTATTGCAGAAATAGAACGTGCAAGAGAGTGCGGCATAACACTTATTTTTCTTATCCAGGAAGAAAACGTTATGTGTTTATATGATATTGAGCATTGGCAGAATCCAAGATATTTAAAATGGTTAAAAATTAAAAACTGTCAAGCGGTCGGAAAAATGAAGAATTATAAAATTAATAAAATCCCACCAATTAACGGTAAACAGTTGTTTAAAGCAATGACTACCATAAAAGAAAAGTATGGGTGCGAATATGCATTTGCGAAAAAGCAGGATATGGGAAAAATGGTTATTGAGTTGTTGATGGGAAAGGAATAATGATTATGTTGGTTAAAGATATTTTGCCTTATTTTTTATTAGGATTAATTTTATATTTTTTAATTGGTAGACCTGTAGATAAGTGGAAGGCAAGAGAATATTGCAAACAAAAAGGACTTGTAAGTCATTTGCAAAAATTAAAATGGTATGAATGGTGGTTATAGTTTAGCTTGCGGGGCGGTCATGAAAGTGGCTGCTCTGTTTTTGTGTGGAAAATGAAAAAATATATGTTGCTTTTAAGTTTCAATCGTGTTATCATGTTCCTAGAAAGGTAGGTGTGTAAATGCAATTAGGAAGTTACATCAAATCAAGACGTAAAAATATCGGTTATTCACAAGAGAAATTAGCAGAATTAGTTGGAGTATACCGACATCAAATTATCAGATGGGAAAATAATCAAGCCGAGCCATCTTTTTCTAATTTTATCAAATTATGTGAAGTATTATCAATGAATGTTGGAGATTTTATTGGAAAGGAAGCAGAGTAAAATGAACGGATATAAGGTAGATTCAGTTGTTTGCGATTACGGAATTTTTGAAGATGAAAAACTTGTTTTAATTTGCAACAGTTTACAAAACGCAAAATTAATAAAGGCAATATTAGAAAAAGACAGCTTATGTAATAAGTCCGATTATGTTTTCAAGAAAAAAGATTACAATAATTTTATATTAGATGAATTGTCAAATAATAACATTCACGAAAGCGAGGATAAATAAATGTTTAATAAAATAATGAAATTATGTGAAGATAACAATTTAAGATTTTATTTTAATTCAGAAATAGTTCCTGGAAGCATTAAAAAACGAGGTTGTTTTAGATTTAAAAGAAATGATAATGAATTGGGATGGGCATTTACTATTTTTAATACTGACAATGAATATTTTGAAATGGAATTAGAAATGAGATTGGAAGAAATGTTGAAAAATTTGTGCGTAGAAAGCGAGGATAAATAATGTTCAATAATAAACAAATATTATTACATCCTCCACAGAATATGATAAAATGTAATTGCTCAGATGACTATAAAGATGAAATACATGTAGATGCGTGTTTAGAAAGAGAAATAAATACTCTATGGATAAAAGGAATACATACTTGTGGATGTTGTTGTGGTCATAATATAAAAGATGGTTTTATTCAAGTCATAAATAATGATATTGAAAAAATGATTCATTTGGGATATAAGAAATATATTTATGAGGATGAGTTTGGTGGAGTAAATAGGAACGATGCTTTTATACCATTATCAATTTGTCGTTGTTACGAAGACGGTATATGGTGTGATTTAGAAAATAAGGAGAATAAATAAATGACGAATGAAGAAGCAATTAAATCAATGAGAAATCTTGACGATGTAATCAGTATTACAGAATCGGAACATGAATCAGTTAAAACCGCAATATCTGCACTTGAGCATAACTCATTATTGATTGAACATATTTCTAATTTACAAAATGAAAATATTGTTTTTTTTAATAAATTAGTTGAAACAGAAAATGAAAACACCAAACTCAAAGCCGAGATTGAACGGTTAAAAAATCAAAATAATCATTATTTCGAACAATATTCAGCTTCTATTGATGAGATTGAGCAGTTAAAATCAGAATTAGAACAGTCGGTAAAATTGCCATATTTAGCAGGGACACCATTGTATTTTGCGTTTTCAAAACAAGGAATTGTAAAAGATAAGATAAGAAGATGGCAAATAAACGAGCATGGAATTGTATTTTATAGTAAAGGAAGTGCGTATCCAGTTGAGTTTATTGGAAAATATGCCTTTCTAACACGAGAAGAAGCAGAACAATCACTGAAAGGACAGGTGTAAAATGAGCAAATGTGAAAAATGCGGTGGAAAAGGATATATCGAAGTAGAAGATGTTACTGTTTATCCTAAGACTCTTACAAGGATGATTTGTACTGAATGCGAACAAAAACCAATGACTAATTTAGAACGTATTCAAAAAATGACCGTGGAAGAAATGGCAGAGTTTTTAAATGAATTTGAAAATGAAGACATATGCATTAACTGTTTAATAAACGTGGTATATAAACACGATATTGCTTGTTCTGTGGAAAAATGTAATATAGCAATGATTAATTGGCTTAATTCAGAATGTGAGGTGGCGGAATGATAACAAATACAATCAAAATTAATATCAGAGATAATTGTGTTTCAGAATCAGAAGCAATGACGATGGTTAGAAATATAATGAGTGGTGGAAGAATTTCAAACAATGGTAAATCTTACTGTTATTGTACTAAATATAAAGATAGTACTGTTGTTTTTTCTAATAAAAAGAAATACGATATTTTTGATATTTTTAATGAGAAAGCGGCGCAGCCATGACAAAAGAACAAATTAACGAACGTAAAGCATATTTGATTAGTACGGTAGATGCAAAAGATGTCCTTTCCCGATATGGTGTTAAAGTTAATCATGGTCGATGTAAAGGTTTCTGCCATAACGGTAAAGACTATAACCTGAAAGTTTTCCCTGATGGTACGCAATGTTTTGTATGTGGTAAAAAGATGGATATATTTGAAATCGTACAACATTTTGAACATTGCAATTATTGGACAGCATTTCAGATATTAGGCGGTACTAATGAAGTTGATGAAAAAACAGAACGGATTATGCGAGAAACGAGAGCAAGACAACAACAAGCTATTGATCGGGAAAGGAAAAGAAAAGAGAAAGTAAAAATAATAGTCGGTAAAATAAATTTATATAGTCGATTATTAAAAGACCAGGAGCCGCTATCTGAAGAATGGAGTTTTTGTTATAACAGGTGGTTTTATTGGATGTATTTATTGGAATATTTTACAAATGAAAATTAATAAATTTAAAAGCAGCTTAGAAATAGGTTGTTTTTATTTTTTTTTGAAAATGTGTGAATAAAGTGTTGACAATATAAAACAGTAATGGTAATATAGAGTTACATTAAGTAATTAAAAGAAAGGAGTAGTAAAAATGATTAGATTAAAAGAGTTGTTAGAAGAACTAAAAATAAGCAAACCAACTATTTATAGATGGATCGAAAACGGTTGCCCTGTTCATTATGTTGGAAGTATTCCATATTTTGATATGCAGGAAGTAACTGAATGGATGAAAAACCAAAAGAAAGGGGAATAATTTGAAAAATATAGATCATGTTTTGAAATTATTAGGAAGTGAATACAGTATATCTTGGTTTGATTTAGAAAGAATAATATATAGAAGAATAGATATGAATTGCGAAATCGAAATATCAGGACTTGATAACTATAAAAAGAAAAAATTAAAACCAATTATATTTATATGGTTATATGGTTGGAAATCTTTTAGGTTTGATATAGATATTAATTCAATTGATGAACTTGCATTAAAAATTAATGAAATAATTGAAAAATACAATAAAAAGGAGTTGATCTAGTGTATGTCGAAGATTTAACAAAAATAAATGAATCGGTTATTTTGTCAAAATCTTTATTTCAAGAAATATGTGATATAAAAGATGAATTTGATAGAGCAGATATATTATTGTCTATTTCAGAAAAAGCAAAGTTGCTTGGTAAAAAAGTGGAATTTGAAAAATTATATCGTGCATATCTTAAACAAAAAAAGATATCCGATTCCGAAATAGCAAAGTTAAAATTAAATGAAATTGCTACTGATGGGTTGACTCATTTTAATAGTGAAAAATATCAAGATTATAAATGCGGATACTGGTTATCGTATGAAACAGGTATAAAAACAATAACTATGTTTGGAGAAAAAGAAGCTTGCAGACATCCAATTATTCCGATCAGAATTTTAACAAACGCAGAAACAGGTTTTTGCAAAGTAGTTCTTGCTTTTAAATTAAAAAATAGATGGAAAGAAATTACAGTTGATAAAGAAGTTATTTCATCTGCAAGTAAAATTGTTTCTCTTTCTAAATACGGAATCAGAGTTACTTCTGAAAATTCAAAATCATTAGTGCAATATTTATCTGACTTAGAATCGTTTAATGAAGATATTATAACAGAACAAATATCTACATCGAAATTAGGTTGGATAAAAAACGAGTTTATGCCATATGGAGATAATATAGAATTTGATAATGAGCAATCATTTAAAACTGTATTTGAAAGTATGAAAGAATGCGGATCACGTTCGAAATGGTTTGAATTAGTTTCTGAAATACGAAAAACAAAAAGGATAGAATCACAAATAAGCATTGTAGCAAGTTTATCAAGTCCAATCGTTGAAATAGTAAACGGACTTCCATTTATTTTAGATATTTACGGTAAGACCGGAAAAGGAAAAACAGTATCATTAATGTTGGCAGCAAGTATATGGGCGAATCCATCTGACAATGAATATATAACTGATCCTAAATCAACAGTTACTGCATTAGAATTAAGACTTGATTTTTTAAATAATTTACCAATGTTGATTGATGATATGGCACAGCTTAAAAATAAATACGATGGGGATTTTTCAGAATTAGTTTACTTCCTTTGTTCCGGTAAAGGAAAAGATAGAGCAAATCAGAACCTAGGGATTAATAAATCTACGATATGGAAAAACGTAATGATTGTGAATTCAGAGCATTCTATGGTTACTGAAACGATGCAGGGCGGTGCAATAAATAGAATTATAGATATTCAAACTCAAGACGGTTATATTTTTGAAGATGGAAATAATGTTGTTGGAATATTAAAAGAAAACTATGGATTTTGTGGAAAAGAATTTATTGATATTCTAAAAGAAATTGGATTTGATTCAGTCAGAGCAATTCAAAAAGAATTTACTGAAAAAATTGTTTCTACTGCCAAATCATTAGGAGTTGAAAAAGAAGAAAAACAGATAATGCCAATGTCAATATTACTTACAACTGACAAAATTGCAACTGACTATATTTTTAAAGATGGAATATATCTTGATTTAGATTATTGTGTTTCATTACTAAAATCAAAAGGAGAAGTATCTGAAGATGATAGGGCTTATGAATTTATTATGTCGGAAATAGGAATTAATATGAATAAATTTAAACCTGACAACAGGGGCGAATATAAAAATGAGTGTTGGGGAATTATTGAAGATGGCTATGCAGTAATTATGAATAATATTTTTAATTCATTTGCTAAACGTGGAAATTTTAGCAGCACAGGTTTTTTATCCTGGGCAAAAGAAAAAAATCTACTTCAATTATCCAATGACGGAAAGAGTTCGAAAACAAAAAGGTTAGATGGATCAGTTAGCAGGTGTATTTTTCTAAAACTTCCATCTGAATTAACAACAAATGATGATGGATTTATTGAAATAAGTGCAGATTTTCAAGAAAAGTTACCTTTTGATTAAATTTTGTAACACCTTCCGTTTCCAACAAATGGCTTAAAATGGGCATTGTTAAAAAGTGTAACACCTGAAACACCAAAAAATAGGGGTCTTATAAAAAGAAATAAAAAAACGAAACTTTCATTATTTATTTTGTTTTTATATAAGGCTCTACTAAAAAACGTGTTACTTTGTTACAAAGTCTGTAAACACTGATAAATACTAGATTTTTATGTAACATTTACCTTGTTACAACGTGTTACAAATAGTAAAAAGTGTTACAAATAATTAAAAAGAAAGGAATTTTATGTACACAATAGAACAACAAGAACGATTCAAATTATTTTTTAATGAGTATTGGAATTTAACAAAAAAATATTTAATCAATAATCAAGGTATGACGGAAAAGGAATGGGAACTATTTGTTTTAGAAATTGAGTTGTTAGAAAAAAATTACAAGACAGATTCATTTAATGGGTTGGCAAGAGATTTATTGTTGGCATTGACAAGACAATTAGAAAGTGAAAAGGTTGAGTGATGGAAAAATTAAATGTTAAAAAAGGAGATAAGGTTATTGTATTTGATGGCTATGGTGGAAGTCGTATTTCAGAAGTAGAAAAGGTAAAAGATACCGGATCATTCAAAGTTAACGGAATTGTTTATTCGATGGATGGCAATGAAAAATTCAAGACATTCGGAGCACCTAACAAAGTAAAACTTGCTACTGAAAAAGAGATTGAAAGAATGGAACAATTAAAAGTAATCAGATATGTGTTAATGAAAATGGGATGCTGCACAAGCCTGACATATGAACAAGCAGTTGCTATTGATCAAATATTAAAAAGCGAATAGGAAAAAGGAGAAGAAGAAACGTGAGAAAATACACAAGGGAAGAAACAGAAAGATATCATGCAATGATTATGGATATGTACAAAAATAATTATAGCTTAGATGAAATCGCAAAAGCTACCGGATATAAAAAAGGAACAGTAAAGCAATATATTTATTCTCAAGGAGATTTTTCAGCAGACAGAAAAAGATTAATTGAAGTCAGGAATAAAAAAATCCATGAGTTATACAAAGAAGGGTTGTCAATGCGACAGATAGGGTTAAAGAGTGATTGTAGTTGTTGGACAGTTAAGCTAGTTTTGGAAGATGTGAGAATGAAAGCAGTACCAACTAGGAGAAGTAAACCGAAAACAAATATTGATAATCCGGAAAAGGAAAAGAGAGAAGTCACAGTGGTCGAAGTTCCAAAAGTGTTGGAGAAAGTTATGGTTGTTGAAAACGGTAGATTTGTGGAAAAAGTAAAAGTGTTTCGAGATATAACTGAATTATGCGGACAACAGAAAGTGTTTATGGAAAGGAGATGTAAATGACAAATAAGCAAATAATAAAAGAGTTAAAAAGTAAGAAATTTACAATATCAAGATGTGTCGATGTTGAATCTTGTAGAAAATATAATAATGCTGTTGATATGGCGATTTTGATAATTAAAGAAAACGAAGAATTAAAAACTGAAATAATTCAGTTAAAAACAATAAAATCTGAAGAAAAGACAATAAATGCTTTTTCTGAATACATTACGAGATGTTAGAAGGGAATATAACGAATGCGTGATTATGATTTAAGTCTATACCGTGAGAAAAGAAAACCGTTTGCGAGTAACGATGTAAAAAATGAATCTGCTAGAAAAACAGAAATAGAAAGACAAGGTTATTTGAGTTCAATCGAAAAACAAGCACCAAAAGATAATATGCAGGCGAAACATAAACCGTATCAGTGTGATATTAAATTAAAATAGCCACCACAACACGTACAAGCCTTAAATCGGAACGATAACGGATTAAATGGTAAAATGTATTGGTAAGTAATAAAAATTGAAATTAGAGGTGTTTAATGAAAATAGGATTAATTGATTGCGACAGAACAGAATTTCCAAACATAGCATTAATGAAATTATCAGCATGGCATAAATCAAAAAATGATCACGTTGAAATGTACGATCCAATGTTTACAGGTCATTGCGATATAGTTTATATGTCGAAAGTATTTAGTTTTTCGGAAGAACCTAATTATTGCATAGACTCAGACAAGATTGTAAAAGGTGGGACAGGGTACTGTATATCTTTAATTGATGAAAAAGAAGTATTTGATAAATCTAAAAATATTAATTTACCTGATGAAATAGAAAATATATTTCCTGACTATTCAATTTATAAAATTACTGATACTGCATATGGATTTATGAGTAGAGGTTGTCCTAGAGGTTGCTCATTTTGTCATGTAAAAGATAAAGAGGGATTGTGTAGTTATAAAGTTTCTGATCTTAATTCTTTTTGGAACGGTCAAAAGTTTATTGAGTTAATGGATCCAAACACATTGGCGTGCAAAGAATGGAAAGATATTTTGCAGCAATTAATTGATTCAAAATCATATGTAAATTTTAATCAAGGTGTTGATATTCGATTGCTAACTACTGAAAAATTAGAATATTTACGAAAAGTCAAAATAAAACATATTCATTTTGCATGGGATAACTACAACGACAAAGAAATGATTGTTCCAAAATTTGAAGAACTAAAAAAAGTAACAGGTTGGAATCGTGGAAAAGTAAGTGTATATGTATTGTGCAATTTTGAGACAACAATAGAACAAGACTTAGAAAGAATTTATTTTTTAAGATCATTAAATTTTCAACCATATGTTATGTTATACGACAAAGAACATTTAATAAAAGGTCACATATTAAAAAAGATGCAAAGGTGGTGTAACAATAAGTTTATATTTTGGAGTTGCGACACGTTTGATAAATATTTAGATAAAAATTGAAATTAGAGCGAAATAGGAGAAAAGTAGAATGTTAACAGTAAACGAATTTTTTAGCGGAATAGGAAGTCAATCAGCAGCACTTAAAAGATTGGGGATTAATTTTAAAGTAGTCGGAATTGCAGAGATAGATAAATATGCAATCAAAAGTTACGAAGCAATACATGGTTCAACTAGAAACTATGGAGATATTAGTAAAATTGAAAAAGTAGACTATGCAGACTTTTGGACTTATTCGTTCCCTTGCCAAGATATTTCGGTGGCAGGAAAGCAGGCTGGAATTGAAAAGGGAAAAACGAGAAGTGGGTTGCTTTACGAAGTGGAAAGATTACTTGAAAAATCAAAAGAATGCGAAGAACTTCCAAAATGGCTGATGTTAGAAAACGTAAAGAACCTTGTTGGAAAACAATTTAAGCCACAATTTGACGAATGGATAAAAAGACTTGATGAATTAGGTTATAACACTTATTGGAAAGTATTAAATGCTAAAAATTACGGAATCCCACAGAATAGGGAAAGAGTATTTGCAATCAGTATTAGAAAAGATATTGATACAGGATATGAGTTTCCAATTGGATTTGACAACGGAAAGAGATTAAAAGATATTTTGGAAAATGAAGTTGATGAAAAATATTATTTGTCAAGTGAAAAAGTAGGTGATTTAACAAAAAAAATAGTTGATAAAAATCAAGATATTAGTTATTGCATTGATGCAAATTATTGGAAAGGTACAACTGCTGAACAATTCATTAAAAAAAGTAGAAGGCAACTCGTTGCTGTTTTAGAAAATAAGCAAAAAGTCTTAATTCCGCAAGCAACAAAGCAAGGCTATATTGAATGTAATGTACCAGGAGTTGCAGATTTATCATTTCCTGATAGTAAAACAAGACGTGGCAGAATTCAAGAGAATGGAGAGATATGTCCAACATTAACCGCAGGAACGCAAGATTTATGTTATATAGATTTACCATGTATTGGAGCAAGTAGTGGTAGAAACCCCGAAAATCCATCCGATAGAACGCCATGTAATGAAATTGAACAAAGATTAGAATTAAATAAAAATGGCACAAGTAATACAATTACAACAGTGCAAAAAGATAATTATGTTGTTGAACCACAATTTAAAATTAGAAAACTAATACCACTTGAAGTTTGGAGACTAATGGGATTTACAGACGAACAATTTCACAAAGCTGCCGAAGTAAATTCAAACAGTCAGTTATATAAGCAGGCCGGTAACAGTATTGTGGTAGATGTGTTGTATTATTTATTTAAAAATTTATTTACAAAACAAATATTTGATTAACATATCCAAAAGTAGTAAACTATATACAACTATTAATTATTAATTTAAGGGGGTATATCAATGTCACAAGTAGAAACAATGGAAGCACAGAACGGATATTACAGAAAGAAAGACGATACAATAGAGAATTTTGCGGTTAAGGATGGTTTTCATATTACCGATACCGAGCATAATGCATTGGCAGAAGGTAATAGTTTTGCAAGTGGTACAATTTTTGAAGGTGTGGCTGCAAACGGAACAGCAGTAGTACATTTTAAAACAGGCAGTAAGGTTTGTGTTATGAGTTATGGAGTTGGTGCAGATGGTAGTTGTGATTATGCACTTCATAGAAATCCTGTAGTAACTGCAAATGGTACATTATTTGGAAACATCAATCGGAATATGGTAACGGTAAAAGAATCAACCGCAAAGACTTATTTAACACCAACAAAGACATCAGATGGAACAGTTGGAGTATATCGTACAAATGGTGGTGCGTCAGGACCTGCAAAAGGTGGCGGTGGAGCAGATGAACAAAAATTATCAGTGATACCACCAAATACAAGTATGTTAATAATTGCAACTAATAAATCAAGTACAACAGAACGAATCAATATTGTTGTTGATTGGATTGAAGTAGAGTAACTACGTTGTAAAAGAAAAGGAGAAAAAGGAATGAGTAATAGTTGGAAAGCAGTATGTGTAAGAGGAAATGATGCTGGATGGAGTGAAGATATTGAATTCGTAGTTGTAAATGGAGTAGCAACTAAATCTAAATATCATGGATGGGGACGTGGTTATGGAGATGATAAAAATGCGTTAAGTTCTTTTGAAAATTGGTGTAAATTTCAAGAACCATCTAAATGGGAATTAATCGAAGAATTAACAGAAACAAAATATTTTGATAGTGATAAAAAGGTAATACACGCAAGTGGTTTTATTGATTGCACAATTGATGAAGGTTCATTGGTTAAAGAAAAGTTAGATGCAATAACACAACATGACGCAATTAATCCAAGCCATTATAATTCAACAAAAATATCTGCATTTGATGTAATTGATGATTGGAAATTAAATTTCTATTCTGGTAATGTTGTAAAATATATTCAACGTGCAGGAAAGAAAGAAAATAATTCTGAATTGCAAGATTTAAAAAAGGCACAGAGATATTTGGAAAAGCAGATTGAATTATTGGAAGGAGAAGATAAATGAGATATTGGAAAGTATTAGAATCTATCGATGCAAATTTTACAAAAGGAAAAATATATAAATCTAACAAATATGGATATAAAATTATTGGAGATGATGGATGGGTTTACGATATACTTCCTGAAGAATTTTTAGGAATAATTTTTAAAGAAGTAAAAAAAGATTCATTTTTATCAAAAATAGTTAGGTGGTTTAAAAATGTTAAAATCATGTAGTTATTGCCGAAAGATACACGAACGAAACTTTATTTGTCCGGAAAAGGAAAAAGCTTTAAAAGAACATCGTGGAAAGAAACAGTATAAAAGTAAATATGAAATGTTTGAAGAAACGAATGTGGATGGATTCAGAAGTACAAAAGCATGGCAGCTTAAACGAGCAGAGATAAGACAGCGAGATAGAAATTTATGTCAGATATGTAGCAGAGAACTATATCAGACGATTAAACGATTTACATATGATAATCTATCAGTACATCATTGTGAGCCATTAAATGAAGCATATGAGAAACGATTGGATAATGATAATTTAATCTGCGTTTGTGAATATCACCACAGATTATGCGATAACGGAACGATACCACAAGAAGAAGTGAAAATGATAATTGAAGAACAGGAGAAGAAAGAGAATGGTAACTAATAGAACTACTGAAGCAATACAAGACTACATAGACTATATCACAAGGGTAAGACGTAATAGCAAAGACAGTATGCAACAACTAAATAAATATTCATTGAATCGTGAGATAGGTTATAGTTATGGTGTAACATCACAGCAGATGGATAGTATAGATTGGAGCAGGTATGAAGAGTAAATACTATTATGGTATTGATACTTGTAATGGTCTTAGTTATTGTATTGAATCAGAGTTGAAAGATGTTAGAGAATTTATTAATAAATGGATAAATAGAGAATGGTATCAGTTCGACTATAAAAGTAATTGGGCGTACAATAAAGATACTGACAATGTGATAGAGTTTAATAGTGCCATTGTTAGAGTTAAAGATATAGTGTCTGTATACTGTAATGTAGAAAGGATAGAAGATGAAGAGATATAAATTATTATTAAGTAATGGAGTAGAGCAGATAGTTAAAGTAAGCGCAGAAGATATATTGACATTGACAAGAATGATATATAATGATGCATGGTTAAATTGTATTGGCGTATTAAATGATAACATTGAAGTATCTATGTACATTAATTGCAAGGATGTAGTTAGTGTATGTCCTGTCACAAGCAATGATATAGAGTAAGAGATACACAATGAAGTAGGGTAGTGATGTGTGATGTGAATAAGATAGATAGATATATAAGTAATAATAATAATATAATATATAATATACTAAGTTACTATTATACTTTATTTATTTTCTCGCATGACACACTAGACCCTTATCAAAAGATTGTAACGTAACTATTAACAAATGCAAATGAATTGTAAGTGAATGATGCTAGTGTTGGTACAAACTCGTATAAGGCGATTTAAGACAAGTTTCATTATATGGTATACAAACTATCAAAAGATATCCCCGGTGGTCTGTAATGTGCCTAAATGGAACGTAAAACAC